GAATTATAAGTTCCAGTAACACTAACTTTCCTATCTAATAATACTGGGAAAGTTAAGTTAGTATCAACTTCATTAGTTTTTAGATTTATCTTTTCTAGATAAACCCCATCGTCTCTTTTAACTACTAAATAAAAAAATGTATCTATAACTTCACCGTCTAATAATACTGTTCCTGTTGGAAAAATATATTTAGACCAAGATTTCTGTAATGATTTATTACTAGAGTCAAAATAAAATTTATAAACACCTATTGTGTTTCTTGCTTCACTACTAAAAGCAAATAAAGTGTTTTCTGTATTTGACCCTTTTAAAGAATAAACTCTACCATTTAAATATCTAGGTACATTTAATGAAGTATCATTTGCTTCTTTTGTTAATAAATCACTTGATAAAAAGTATTCACTTACACCAGCATAAGTTCCTCGTCTAAAAGAGAAGTATACATTTTTACCTATTGGTATTGGCTTACAAATAGAGTCAATTTCGTATTCAGTTGCTTGGTTAATAGCTACTGTTTTAGAAGTTAAAGTTTCTTCTGGTTTTAATAAAAATTGCGTAGTGTCAGAAAATAATAAAAGTTCTTCATTTAATGCTACAGCCCATTTTAAATTACTTACTCTATTATGACTTACAGCTACATCAACTGCGTCATCGTCTAATATTGTAGTTACAGTTTCTGGGTAGAAAGTAAAAAATTCACTTACTTTTGAAAAGATAACATTTTCATCAGATAATAAACCTAGTCTGTTTCTGTAAAAGAAAATATCTTGAATTTTATTACCAACAAAACTTGGGTCGCTAGCTGTATCTTCATCTCCGCAAGTCCTACCATTATAAGTAGGTACTGTATAAGTTGTTGCACCTATTGTATAACTAGTTCCATCAGCTTTACAAAACCTGAAATTACCGTCAGCAGTTCTAATTAATACGTGAGGTAATGTTGCTGTATTAAAATTATTATCTAAACCATCTGCTACTGTTTCAACCCAAGCATTACCGTCCCAGTAAACATAATAGTTGTCAAACTCTGTACCTTTGTCTCCAGTTACTTCAACTAAAAATCCAGTATATCCTTTATATGGTAAATCTGAAAATGAATTAGTTTTATTTTTAACTAAAATTAATCCGTCTCCGCCAATTCCATCACTAACACTTGCTGTAAATGTACCATTTGTTTTTGCAAAATAAATTATAGAACCATCTCTAACAATCGTATAGCCAGAAGGAAACGCTGAAACTAAATCGTTATATAATTCTGTTGCTATATTATCTGTAGTTATTGAAGATGCGTTTGAAGAAGTGGAGTTATCTAAAGTTTGATAACTAGCAACTGAACTTCCATTTATTTTAATTTCGTATGTTGTTTTATATTGACCATTTTTAACATAAAAAATTGCTTCGTCTGGTCTAGTGTTAGTTACGTTACCAGATTTAGCTACAGTTATAGTTTTATTTACAACAAAGGTAAAATCTGCAACAGTTACAAGGTTTATATCTTCAACTGGATTAGCAGTTGTTAAATAAGTTAACGAAGGTGCTATTACTGTTTTTTGATTACCACTTAAATCATAAACTTTTATAGAACCATTATTAATTAATACTGTGTATCTTTCTGTTGAGTCTCTATTAATAAAATGAATTTTACTATTAGTAAAAGTATCACTATTTAATTTTGCTACGTGAATTGATGGAGGTCTTTTACCAAGACCATAAACAACATCTGATAAACCATTTTCTTGAGTTTCAGCTTGGTTAGGTAATCTTATTGTATCTGGTTGCTGACTTACTCCATTTAATAAATTTGGAATACTTGTGCTGATTAATTTTGAAGCCATTAGTCATTAATAATTGATGATTTATTTGGTTGATAATTACCTCTGTCTAAAACTCTATAAACATCATAATTTCCAGTTAAGATATTATGACGACCAATATCTCCCTCAGCTTCTTTTAAGCTCATGTAAGATTGTAATTCGTCCATTTCATGGAATTTATGTAATTCAGAAGAAACTAACATTCTGTCTTGAAATATTCTTGATGCTCTAACTAAAATATAATGACGTGCTACTTCTGGTAATTCTGAAAAATCTAATAAAAATACTATATTAACTTTTATGTTATCTGTTATTGTAAAAGTATTATTTACCCTGTCGTAAAGTTTTCTATTTCTTTCAACAAAGTCGTGTCTTCTATATCCATCAGCTAACTCAACTCTTAATGCGTTTGCTGGAAGTTCAATTTGATTATTGTTATTAGGTGTTAAAGAATAATTTATGTCTGTGTTAAAAAACCAACCACGAGCTTGTACTTCTCTTGAAACGTGGTCTAAAATTTGAATAGCGATTGATACGTCATTAGTTGTGGCGTTGGTAATACTAGATACTGGTATTTCACCGATGCTTGTAAGCATTGTGTTTATAGCTTCAAGCTTACTTGTTACTGTTAATGACATTATTTATAATTGTTTGATTAATTTTATTAAGAGGGGGAACTTTCATTCCCCCAATCTTAATTTACATTACAAGGTAATTAAGCTGTCTTAATTTCTAAAGACGCTTCTGGTCTTAGAACACCATGTCCTGCTGCATATTTAGCAACAAGTAATGTTCCTTGATGTCTTGCAGAGTATTCCATCTCTGTTGATAGGTCTAATAATTTAACCGTACCTACAGCACTTTTGTGCCATACGCAGCCAACAGTAGTAGAGAAGTTTCCTCCTAGACCACCGCCAGAACCAACGATAGAACCTACACCAACGCCAGTAGTAATATTAGTTGATGGTAATTGATTTGTTTTCACAATTTCAATTCCAGCAATCTTTAATACTTTACCGTCGGCATAACTTCCAGAACCACCGAAATCTCTATTGATTACGGCAGCAGTAGTGTCAGAAACCATACTGTAGTACGCTTGTGGCGATACAGCAGCATATCTGTCTTCTGCTGGAACGTTAGCTTCGTCTAGTAATCTTGCGGCAGCATAAATTGATGCGGCAGCAGAAGCACCGTTTGTGTTGAAGTCAGCGTCAGTAATAGTTTGTCCAGCAGCTTGTGGAGAAGCGGCAGACTCTCTAGCGTTTTTTACTAACATTTGATAAATGTGTTTATCCATTTGATTAGCTAGAGCAATACCTATTTCTTTTGCATAGATACTTCTAACTTCCCAAGATGATTTAGCTTCTTCAATAGAAGCAATAAACACGTGAGATACTAGTAAATCTTGAATTGATATAATTCTTTCATTACCAGTTATTGATGAACCAGTTAGTTCAGCACCAGCAGCGTGGTAAGCAGCAGACGCTTTTCCAAATACTGGAAACGTTGCACTTTTACCGTTAGCTATAGTACGAACCATAGTTCTATCTAGGGCAGTATTTGCTGTTTCAAAGGCAGTCAAAGTCTCGCCTGAAAACAATTTCAGGAATAGAGCATTTTGATCACCAGCACCAGCAGCCTGACCTATGTACGAAGGAGTATAATTTGCCATTATATTTCCCTTTCTTATAAGTTAAGTTGCTTAGTTAAGTTAAAAACGCCGTATTTCAGATACAAAATTATCGACCCTCGGGTCGGTTTAGACTTACTTTATTGGGTTAATCAGTAGGAGTAACTAATTCTCCTAAAGAATTTTGTTATAATATGTTTGACCTTGAAAGTTTAGTTTCAACTTTTTTTCTAAAAGCTGGGTCTTTGGCATACATAGGGTTTTTCATATCTTCTTTTAATTGTGTAATACTTTCGTATCTATCACCAACTGAAGATTGAGAAGTTTCACCTAAACTTAATTTAGGTTCTCTGTTCTCTGCGTTATATCGAGCATACATTCCTCTTATAGTAAATAAGGCTGTATTATCGTCGCTTGATACCCCTTGATTAAAAGAATTAATTTCTTCTTCACTTAAATTATTAGCAACCCAATCTGTCATAGATTTATATTGTTGCTCGCCTTGAGTAATTGAATATGCTTTGGCCTGAAATTGGTCAGCCATAGCTTCAAGACCTTTTAAATAATTATTAATATATTGTTTAGGTAAACCAGATTTTTCTAATGAAGTTAATGTTGTTTCACTAAGTTGTCCAGTTTCATTAAATTCTTTTTCAGCAGTTTGAAAAGCAGATATACTTTTTGTATCATCTGTTTTTGTTTGTGCTTGTAATGGATTTTTATTTTCAACCTTTTTATCACCTACTGATTGACCAAGTTTTTTTTCTAATTCTTGATAAGATTTAATTAATTCATCTTGTGAATTAAATTTACCAAGTATTTTTTCTTGAACTGGTTGTTCTGTTTTTATAGGTGCTGTTTCCTGAACTCTATCTTCTGGTAATTTATTGGCGTTCTCAGATTTTTGTATCATACTGTCTACATATTCTTTACTTTCGACAGAAGGGGTCGGAGTCACATTTACTTGTGTTAGTTCACTCATTATTTATTTTCCTTATTGTTGTTGTTGTGTCTGTTTTTGTGCTTCTTGTTCCGCCCTATTTTGAAAACTATCTCTAACAATACCAGCTCCTTCTTTTGTAATATGGGGAGTAGCTTGTTGTATCATAGCCTGTTGTTGTGCCGCCTGTTCTTCAGCTTGTATTTGTTCTGGTGCTTTTATTAAGCCTTCCATATCAATACCAAGAGAAGTCCCTACCCTTTTTACATACTCATCAAAATTAACATACTTGAACAATTCTTGTGCAAATGGAGTTAATTGTTGAATAAAAGTATTTAATCTTTGTAAATCTGATGAACGACCTAGTGCCTCTAAACCAGTTACAATTTTAACTTTGATACTGTCTTTAGGAAGCGTTGGTAATCTTTTTGATTTTTCCATTTGATACATCAAACGGGAAATTAAAGGTAATTGTAATTCTTGAGATAATAATGAATATAAACCTGATACACTATCATTCAACGCATCAGCTAATAATCTTATTTC